TAACCTTTTGCTCTCAACTGGCTCGAGCTTGATTGGTCTTGTTACGGCTCCGCTCGACCCGGTGATTACGGGCATCATGCTCCCGATTATCTTCTTTACCATCGGCAAGGGCGTTGATGTGGCGGTCCGCATCTATCTCGCAAGGCGCAAGGACGGAGGCGATGCTTGACGCTATCCTGGAGGTCATATCTGGAGTTGCTTTGGCGGTGCTCACCATCGGGCTCGTCGGTTTCCTTTTCGATTACTTCGACAAAAAATGAGGGGAGGCGATGCACAAGATGAGACCCTATGCGATGTCTGCGGTCGAAGACTGGCAGACCCTCGGCGTCTGATGTGTGATGACTGTCGGGACAAGATCAAGTTAATAGTTTATGGACGAATTGCGGGAGATTCAGAGGCAACTGACGGAAGCGATAACGGAGCTTGAGGGATTCGCGGAGATACTCCGAACAGACGCCAGGCTCGCAACCTCAAGAGCGGCGGATTATGAGGAAGCGAAGAATCAATACCTCATCGCGCTCTACTCGGAGGAAGTCGAGCAAGGATTCAAGCGGACCGAGGCGCAGAGACAAGCGCTGTATCGGGACCGCTTTAAAGATTTAAGGCGGGCGTCAATGCTCGCAAAGGAAGAGCTCCAAAGCTCCCGCGATTTATTCAAGGGATTACAGGCAAAGATTAACGCCATCCAGACGATAGCAAGGATGAGCGAGGCGGAGATGAAGCTACTAGGTGAAAGGTCTTAGCGCAAAACAAAAGCTATTCGTCGAGCACTATTTACAGACGAACAATGCAACAGAGTCCGCGAAGGCCGCCGGCTATTCGGGGACTTACGGCTATTTACGGAAGCAAGGGTCGATGATGCTAAAGCGCCCACAAGTCAGAAAGGCCATTGAGGAAGCTATCGAGGCGCGGATCATCGACGGAGACCAAGTGCTCCAGGGCATCAAAGAGATTGCAACGAATCCAACGGAGCGGACAGCAGACAGGCTGAGAGCGCTCGAGCTGTTAGGCAAAAACCTACAGCTCTTTACCGAGAAGCAAAAGCATGAGCACAGCGGGGGCGTCGTCATCGAGGTCGAATATGTCAACGGAGAGGGCGCGGATACGGCTAGCGATTCCTAAACCGCACAAAGTCCAGGAGCAGATTCTGGACGGTATGAGGCGGTTTAATGTTATCTGCGCCGGTCGTCGAACTGGTAAGAGCGCCCTCGCTCTTATTCGGGCTTCTAAGTTTTTAATCGAGGGCAAGCGCGTTGCTTACTTCTGCCCGACCTTTAGGATGCTCTCGGACTTCATGCGCCAAGCGACCGAGCTCTTTCGTCCGGTGCTGAAGAACGCGAATAAGACCGAGCACAGGATAGAGCTAATCACAGGCGGGATTTTTGACTTTTGGTCTTTGGAAAGTTTTGACACGGTACGCGGTCGGAAATATCACCACATCATCGTGGACGAGGCAGCGATGTTCTACGATCTGGAGAGCGCATGGAGCGCGGCGCTCCGTCCTTTGCTGACGGACTTCGCTGGAAGCGCAGACTTCATGAGCACGCCCAAGGGGATTAACTATTTCCACAAGCTCTTCCAAAGAGCTTCGGATCCGACGGCTAAAGATTGGGCGGCGTTTCAATTTCCAACGAGCTCGAACCCATACATCGCCGGTTCTGAGATTGAGGCGGCGCGTGACGAGCTCCCGATGGATGTCTTCCGTCAAGAGTATCTGGCGGAGTTTATTCAAGGCGATGGCTCGGTCTTCCGAAACATCACGCCAAACCTCACCAAGGAGCGAAGCGCTCCCGAGGACCATGACAAGCATAGAATTGTGGCGGGCATAGACTGGGGAATGAGCAACGACTTTACCGTCTGCTCTATCGGATGCGCGGATTGTCGGACGGAGCTCGAGCTCGATCGCTTTAATCAAATCGATTGGAGCTTTCAACGCGAAAGGCTGAAGGGATTGCTCAGCAAGTGGAAGGTCCAGGATGCGCTCGTCGAGCTCAACAGCATCGGTGGTCCTAACTTCGAGGAGCTACAACGGGCGGGGCTCCCGGTCTCGGGCTTCCAGACTACGGCACAGAGTAAGCCGCGCATCATTCAGAATCTAGCGCTCGCCTTAGAAAAGGAGGAGCTCAAGCTATTGGATGTCCCCGTCGCAACCCGAGAGCTCGAGGCTTTCGAGGCTAAACGATCGGAGGCAACAGGACGGATTTCATACGGTGCGCCATCGGGCGCAAACAGTCACGATGACTCGGTAATAGCTCGGGCATTGATGGCAGAGGTCATGCTGAACCGCGGGGTCGGTATTTGGATTTAAGGAGAAACACATGGGAATTTGGGACGATTTTTTAAGGCGCTCGCCTAAGGTTGGCTTCGAGGTCAAAGTTGAGGCAACACAGGAAAAGCGCGCACTACCTAAGGCGCAACCGCTCGACACTTCGCTCGAGTCGCTTCAGAAGTACGCAAGACGGAACGAGCTAGTCTACGCTTGCATCCAGAAGAAAGCACAGGCCGCCGCCGAGCCGACGCTCATCGTCGAGCGCAAGGACTCGGACGGTGTCTTCCGCAAGGTGGACGACCATCCGTTTATCGCCATGTGGAACAAGCCGAACCCATACGATGACGCGGAGAGTCTGATGAAGTCATGGGTCGCATCGGAAAACTTCGCCGATGTCGTCTATCTCGAGAAGGTGATGAGCCGAGGCGGTGATCTTGTCGAGCTTCATCCGCTGAATCCGGCTAGTGTTACTCCGCAGTATGTCGCACAGGCTGACGGCTACGCGCTGGACTATTACCTTTACGACAACGGCCTCAAGCAGATAAAACTCTACGAGGAGGATGTCATCGTCCGAAGGCGTCACGCTCAAGGCTCGATTTATGACGGCGTTTCCAATGTCTCGATTGCACTCGGAGCGGTGGATGCTGATGTCGCGATGACCGACTATGTTCGCGCGTTCTTCAACAACGACGGCGTGCCTAGCGGTCAGCTGATCGTCAAGGATAGAAGGCTATCTAACGAGGAAGCGGAGAGTCTTCAGCAGAAATGGTCTCGCAAGTTTGGACGAGGCGGAGCAAACCGCAAGGGCGTCGTCGTCCTCGACCAATCGGCAGAGTTTCAGAAGATAGGCTCGAACCTTAACGAGCTCGCATCCGATTCCATCACGGGGCAGATCGAGAGCCGTATCTGCATGGCCTTCGGTGTTCCGCCCGTTCTAGTCGGCGCTTTTGTCGGTCTTCAGAATGTCAACCAAAAGGCGAGCTTCGAGGGCGCGATGGCTGACTTTTGGAGAGGCACGATGTCGCCCGAGCTCAAGTCCATCAAGAACTTTCTAACCTGGAATGTCCTCGTCTATTTCGAATCGGAAGAGGATATAAAGGCGGGACGCGTCCGCGTCAACTGGGATTACTCCCAAGTCGATGCGATGCAAGAGAACCTCAACGAAACGCACAAGCGAGTCCAAGAGGATTACGCGGCGGGATTGCTCACACTCAACGAGGCGCGGGCGGTCATCGGCTACGCTCCGCTTGATGGCGGGGATGCAGTCAAAGAGCCTAACGCTCCACCGTCTTTTAACTCGACTCCGGAAACCCCCAAGCACCTTGCGCCGGAGTCAGAAGTTAAGAGCGAGGTCAAGGCTGAAGTCGGCGGGCGGGAGATAGATCTAACCCCGACCGAGGGCATGCGTGAAGAGGCGCGGCTTTACAGGAAATGGAAGGAAGAAGGACGGAGAGGCGGGACTGAGGTCGCCGCCAATCGCGCATCTCAAATCCTCTCGGGTGATGAGCTCAGTCCCGATACCGTTATCACGATGGCGGCTTGGTTTGCCCGTCACGAAGTGGACAAAGAGGGCGAGGGATTCCGACCCGATGAGCCGGGCTTCCCATCGCCTGGACGCGTCGCATGGGCCGCCTGGGGCGGTGATGCTGGACAGACTTGGGCGAGCCGTAAAGCCGAAGCCATCCGCGAGGCTGAGCTCAAAAAAGTCGAATTTAACGGACTGATGCTCTCAAGGCTTCCCAACGAAAACGAGCAGGTTGTGGACCTTAAGGGAATGGTCGAGGACCAGCAGAGCATTAAGGATAAAATCGCCTCCGCTCTTCAGACCCTCCGAGGCGAACTAATCGCTGAGGCGGCGGAGAAGGGTAAGACGATAAGCGAGGCTGAACTCTATCAGTTAACGCTCACACCATCACGGGAAATTTACCGAAGGCTCGAGCGCATCCTCGGACAGGCTATCGCCGACGGCGGAAAGCAAGTGGTCGAGGAGCTCGCGGCGCAAGGCGTTCGTCAGGCGGTTGTGGCGGCCACAGATGCCACCGTCCTCGGGTCAATCGTGGACCTTACGGTCTCGAGAGCAGTCAATGAGATGCAGACGAGGGCAATCAATCAGCTTGCCATCCAGCTCGTGACGGGTACTCCGCAAGATCAAGCGGCGGATAACCTAAGCCTCATACTCTCGGGACAGTCCGAGCAATGGACCGAGGACTACGCGGGAAGGGCGGCGAATAGCGGCATTCAAGAAGGACGCGGTGAGACTCTTCTCGAGAACGCTGAGTTTATCGACCGCTACCAGTACTCGGCGCTTCTCGATGCTAACACTTGCGAGGCTTGTGCGGAGGCTGACGGCATGGAATCGGATAATCTGGAAGACCTCCCCGAGGTCCCCAATCCAGACTGCGCCGGCTTCGATCGTTGCCGATGTTTTATTGTTGCAATAGCTAACGAGCGGAACTAGTAAACCATGATAAATGACCAAATCCGCGAGGCGGTGAGGGCACGATATAAAGAGCTCGGCGAGACGGGCGGGGCGGATAATGTATGCGAGGCGGTGATGGCTGAGTTTCAGCTAAGCCGCCGGACTGTCTTCCGCATCGTCGCCGAAGGCAGAGCCGCGAGCCCTGACGCGACGAGCGACGAGCATGAGAACCCCGACTATCTAGTTAAGGCAACCTCGACGCTGTATGACGCCAACGGCAAGCAAGTCCTCAAGTGGATTAAAGCCGAGAAGGACTCGCAGACGGACACGCTTAAAGAGATGTTCGAGGCGATGCGGGAGGACCTCCCGCAGATACCGAAACGAAAAGCCGAGAAGAAGACCTACTCGAAAGAGCTTCTCTCGGTTATTCCTTTTGGAGACCCGCACATCGGCGTCCTTGCCCATGCAAAGGAAAGCGGGGCGTCATACGACCTTAAGATGGCAGAGCGGGACCTTTGCGCCGCCGTCGATCGCCTGGTCAACACCGCGCCCGACTCCGAGCATTGCTTGATTGTAAACCTCGGGGACTTCTACCATTCGGACTTTATCGACTCGAGGACATGGCGGTCCGGTCATGCGCTCGATACTGACTCTCGCTATTCCAAGACCATCCGTGTCGGTGTGAGGGCAATGCGCCAATGTATTGAGTCGGCGCTTGAGAAGCATAAGACTGTGACCGTCATCAACGCCATCGGTAACCATGACGACCACACGAGTCTCTGGTTGACGCTTTGCCTCGGCTATATCTACGAGAACGAGCCGAGGGTGACCATCAACGACCTCCCGAGGGCGGTGCATTTCCATGAATTCGGCAAGGTTATGATCGCAGTCACGCATGGACACAGCATCAAAATGGCTAATCTTCCGCTGGTCGCCGCTTCCGAGGAGGCTGAGATGTGGGGACGGACGGCCTTCCGCTATGGTCTGACTGGACATATCCACCACGACAGCGCCAAAGAACTGAGCGGAATGAAGGTCGAGAGCTTCCGAACATTGGCGGCTCGGGACTATTACGCCGCCTCCCACGGCTACAAGTCAGGGCGTGACATGAAGCTCCTCGTCATGCACAAGGAATACGGCGAGGTCGAAAGGCACACCGTCTCGATTGAGATGCTAAACGATAGCTATGCGACCAATTGAAGAGGCGAGCCAGCTAATCGACGGCGACCGCCAAGCGGATTACGGCGACCCGAGAGCGAATCATGAGCGCATCGCCGCGCTTTGGAACGCTTACCTCGGTCCGCTCTTCAACTCCAAGGGAGAGCCGGTTGAAATACGCGCCGAAGATGTTGCCATGCTTATGGGCCTCGTCAAGATCGGACGCGAGCGGTACCGTCACAAGGCGGACAATATAACGGACTTAATAGGCTATGCGCTGATTTATGAGCGAATCGTCACAGATGGAAAAGAGCGATAAACCGAAGGAGCAGACCGCTGAGGAGTTCATGAAGCGCCACGAGCTGGGGCTTCTTCGTCTTCTCGCGGACAAGTATCCCGAGAAGAGTCGCGAGTTTGCTGATGAGGCGATGCGAAAAAAACTTGACAAATTAAAAAAATAACTTTATTTTCTTTTTCTAAATTCTGAAAAAGGTCCTCCGCGTGCTGATGCACGACCCCGACCGATGGCTCACGGGCTGTCGGTCTTTTTTT